CCGAGATCGTGCAGCCTAACTCATCTGTCGCAGCGTAGTGTCATTCTGATATCATAGTTCAAACATTAAAATACTCCGCCAACCATGAAATGATTCTTTCATAAGCGGCGATTTCGAGAAATTGCCCCTTTAAAACCATTGACTTCCCCATCTCATAATCCTGCCAACTGCCTGACTTCTGCGGCAATCCACTTGCTTTTAGCTTTTTAAATAACTGTTCCTTTGTCATTTTAGTAATCCAAGTTATCAAAACGTGTAATTTCCGGTTTCCAATATAGGAATATTTTTCCTGTTTCGCCCTCTCGGTTTTTTTTGATTATCAGTTCACGGATATTCTCTGCCTCGCTTTCTGTAACATATTTTCCTATTTTTCCCATGCTCTTTACTATCTCATCCGGTTTGGGGTTATGAATAAACATCACAATATCGGCGTCCTGCTCAATCGCGCCTGATTCCCGGAGATCAGATAATCGTGGTTCCCTATTCTCTTTCTCATTTGACCGCGACAACTGGCTCAGGCAGATAATTGGCAGATTCAGAGTCTTTGCATAGCTTTTTAAATTTTTTGTTGTATTAGTAATCCATGCACGCATATCCTCCCGCTGGTTCACAGCAGACATAAGTTGGAGATGGTCGATTATCACAAGTTTAATATCATGTTCTCTCACCATGAGTTTTAATTTTGCATAGAGGTTGACGTGATTTATCCCTGAATGGTCATCAATGTAAATCGGGAGTTGCGAAAGTGTATTTCCAGCATCATTGATGCATTTAATATCTTCTCTTGAATATGCTCTGCCATGAGTATTCGATACTCCTATACAGGTGTATCCGGCTATCATGCGGCGCCCTATCTTTATGCGGGTCATTTCGAGCGAGAAGACTGCAATGCTATATCCTTTCAGCGCGGCATTTATGGCAATGTTTCCAGCAAGGGCAGATTTACCGACTGATGGGCGGGCAGCAATAATAATCAAATCACCAACTTGGCAACCATCAATCATGCGATCAATCACCTTAAACCCTGTCGGTATACCCGATATTGCGTTACCCGCATTTATTCTTGATTCAATATCCTGCGTAGCCGACAACATCGTTTCCATCATACCTGAATACCCGGCGTCCGAACGGTTTTCCCGAATCCTCATCATTCCAGCCATGAGATTTTCAAAGACTTCTTTCGATTCTGCGTTGCCATCATAGCAACGAGAACTTATTGAAGTCGTAAGGGAAATTATAGACCGTAAAAGGTATTTTTCTTTCAATATCGCACAGTGGTAGTCGATATTTGCTGAACTCATGGCTTCCGCCATGAGCGCCGCTATAGTGACTTCGCCGCCGATATTATCAAGTTGTCCAATACTGCGGAGATGTTCGGCGACGGTTAGTTGGTCGATGGGTAAATTTTTATTAAAAAGGTCAGTTAGTGTCACAAAAATAGTCTGGTTGACGGGCTTGTAGAATATTTCGGGAGTGATGAGTTCAATAGCTCTGCCGATAGCATCGGTGTCGATGAGCATCGCTCCGAGAACTGCCCGCTCAATATCAGGTGATTGTGGTGGTATCAGGTCTATCATCGGAAAATCTTCATTTCTGGTTCGTCGTCTTTATTGGATTTTAAATGATTTTTTATTTCAATTATTTCATTTTCCCAGCGTCTTTGATTAAACCATGTTGAAGGATCAGGACAATATTTTATTTCAACCGTATTTAACATACCAGCTTCAATCTGTTTTTCGATAGCCTCTATTATTTGTTGAGTAAGTTCCTCACTTGGTTTAACTATAAGCCACTTTTTTAAGCAAGGATTTTTATTAACCTTTTTGGGATAGACTTTCCAAAATTGTTCAAATCGCTCAAGAAGTATTTTCTTCTTATCATTCTTATTCTTTTCTACTTCTACTTCTACTTCTACTTCTTTAGCGGTAGGTATCTCTGGCGGCACCTCTGTAGGTAAACGCTTTGTCCAATTACTTGCAAGTTCTATATATTTAGGTACTTTAAGTTGTATTCTATCGCCATTCAATTTTGATATTATCCGATTTCTTTTTTGGAAAAAGTCTAACAAAAGTTGAACTTTTCCTGAACTTTTCCTCAACTTTCTCCGAAGAAAGGTCGTAGAAATGTTGATAAAATCTTCTGAATCTCTATGAGAAAATTCTTGTCCATAAATTTCAAGTATGACAAAAAATCCAACATAGCCAAAATCACCAAGTTCATCCCAAGCATCTGATATGTCTGGATCATCATGGGAACCTGTTGAGTGTTTATACCAAAACATAATTAAATCCCATTATTTATCATATTTCTTATCACAACACTGAGTTTGTTGTAAAAGTGCTTTAATAAAGAGTTCCATTATAAATTCCTTTTAAATAAAAAACCGCAGGGCTTGAGGCTATCCACGAAGAAATAGTCTAAGCCTTGCGGCATTAGAAGCCCTGCGGTCATTATAGTCTGGTTGAATGTCAATAAAAAAAGGTTCATTTCGGCGACCTTTCCCGCTTCGTGAATTTGCGCCCTCACCCTAAATAAAACGAACGATCCTAATAATGTCAAGAAAATATTTATAACGCGGTGAACACGGTCGCTTTGCTGTATGAGTCAGCAAGTCTGCGGCGACGTTGGCTTGCTTCCCTCATACAGTCATACTTTCCCAGTATCATGTTCACCGCATCATTTTAAAATCCCAACTTCCCGGTCAGTTCATCCGGCGTCATCTCTTTTTTGGGGCGGCCACGCTTTGCTGGTTCTTCCGTGGCGTTAATATCCTGCTCCGCTTCATTAGACGACGCTGGTTGAATTATCTCATCCGTAGGCGTCTCTTTGGACGCTTCTAATGAGATCGTCGTTTCTAGAGCCGTTTCCGCCTGTTTTTGACTGTTTGGCTGATTTGTAACAATATCGACGAGCTTTTCGGTGCGGGATTTCGTTTCCTCGACGGTAAAATCGGCATCGACCATGTTCTTCGCTTCATCATCCGTTACCAGACCCCGTAGGACATCAGGGAATACATCACGCAGACAGAATGTACGGGCGCGGTTCAGCAGCATCCGGTCGGGATAGAATGTCCAAGTTCCGACTTTACCCCATAAACTGGCTTTTTTGGCATCGGCAACTGTGAACTCATAGGAATATTCCTCACGCCCGATACGCTTGGTCGTGTAGCGATAGCCGTAGGAATCAGGGAATGAACCGTCGGGGCTGCGCTTGCCGATTTTAGTTGGGTAGCCATATTCCTGTTTGTGCGATGCCTCGATTAGACCGGGCACGGCATCACCCCAGACACAGGGACGCCCGTTGATAACGGCGATGTTCTGAAGCGACTGCATGGGTGGAAGACCGAGTTCATATCCCATTTGTAGCGCAATAACGACCGCTTCGGGCTTTTCGAGACCCTTCGGCGTCAATCCCGACCGCACAACGTATCCGGCAAACCGCCACATGTCGTCGAGGGATGTAAGAACAAGTCCCTTTTGTGATGTCAGCATTGGAGCCTTGACATCCTGTTTTATAACGGCTGTTTCTTCTTGCTTTGGCGTTTCAGTGACTTCACCAGTTTCTTTGTTGACTTCGTTTCCGTTCATTATCTGATCCTTTTTATAAATTATTTTGGAATTATAAAAGCAAATTCATTAATCTCTGGTAAAAATGTTACATTTCCACATTTGTTTTTCTTTGCGATATTTTCTCTGAATCCCTTCAAAAGTTTTTCATGTTCAGGTTTGGCAAATATTATCAAATCACCTTTATAAACTTGCCATTTAAAACACCCATAACCAAGAGTGTCAAAAATTATCCTTTCGTGTTCCAAAGAAGAGGTTCCATGATGATACATAAATTCCAAGAGGATATTTCTGAGTTCTTTTTCTCCCGGTGCTCTCATATTTACCTTACCTGCTCCTTCCCGGAGTCATCCGTAATTGCGTGAGGGCGCGGCTCAAATCAAGCGATGCTCGTTTAAGTGCCGCCGATTCGATACAACCGCATCCAATCTGTAAAGATTGACGTACTGAATTATCAGATGCCATTCTGTCCTGTAATGCCTTGTCAGCCCGCCTGTAGCGGTCAATTTCTTCCCGCACCCGCGCCACTGTCTGATGAGTAATCATGGTTTCAACCTTTCTTGATTCGGGCGACTCTGTATGAGTTCTCCCGTGTAACTGCTTGGTAGACATCTGGATATTCCGCTTGAAGCCGCTTGCGGTCGATGACATCGGCTCCCTTCTGTTTGAAATAGGTAAAAAGCCGCCCGTCGTCGAGATGGACGCCCTCTGCGTCTCCGAGAAGTGTGAGCAATTCAGCGAACGCCTCCTTCTCCTGTTTCTCAGCATCAAGTCTTACTTGCTTGCGGAGTTCCCACTGAAAAACCTTGCCACTTTCAACTTCCGCAAACTTCTCTGGGACCCGGACAATCCGCTTGAAAGTCTCGATGTGACCGGCTTCTGTCGCAGGTGGCAGCGTTTTGGTCAGCACAAAGTCGTTCCAAAACTGCGTACCCCTGGCGATGATGGCGTTGATGATTTCCTCATTGCGCTCCACGAGGTACATTTCCTCGGTCAGTCCCCACTTGCCCAATAAAACGGCGATGTGTGCCCTCTGGAAGCCACTGCATAACATTTGATGCTGAACCTGAAGGTTTACCCTCAATGGGACATCATCAGTCCCCGGCTCGCCCCACTCGCCTGTTAATCCAGTTGTTTTTGCTTCGACGATACCGCTTTCAAAAAAACCATCGAGGTTACAGGCGAAAATAGGTTGTCCATCTGCACCGACGTGTTCGGAGTCGATATACCCCAACCGTTCGGGACGGGTTTCAATTATGACACCCAATTCTTGCGCTGCAAATTCTATGAGTGCCGATTCATACCGGTTGCCCCTGTCAGCCGCCTTCGATGTCTTGTCCGGCTCAAGCTCAAACACCTTCGACGCCCAGACATCCGTTGCCGTCTTGAATGGGTCAAGTGAAGCCCCTTGCTCATCTACAAAGAGGGCACTTATATCGCTGCTGCCGAGGTATTTCCGGCGTTCCTGTCTCTGCTGTTCAGTTATCATCCTTTTGGCTCCTCCTTCAATTCCTCTCCTGTCAAATAAACCAATGGTTCTTTTATTTCCAGTAAATCAGCATAGGCTCGAATTTCCTTTGCTGTTTTTGAGAGAAAGTTCTTGTTAAAATTCAAATCCCAGAGTTGCTGATACATTTCAGCAACAGTTATTTCCATGCCGACTTTTAGCTCTGGGCATCCGTTGTCTCCGCCATAGTAGAAGCCGATAAGTCTCGCCACTTCATTTCTGTCGGCGGTCAGGATTAATCCATCCTCGGCTTTCCCAATGATTTTCATTCTTTCACCTCTCCATCCTCGATAAAGATTCCGTTGCCGCTTGCGGAATCTGCCACCTGTTCAATCCAGATTTGGCAGTCATTCTCGGCGGCGAACTTCTCGACTTCCGCCATGCTATCTGAATCAAGCTCACGCCCGTTCTCGATACGCAAGACCCTGAGCTTCGGATTCTGGCTGATGCCGATGTGCATCGAGGCGACAATCCGCTCTTTGGTTGACAGGTCGTCGAAAGGCACGCCATTGATAAGGATTTCACCGGCATCGATTGTCAACCCCGGGACGCCGAGTTGTGCGCTGGACAGGATTTCGGCTTTCTCGTCAGTGATACGGCTCAGGCGTCTTGTCATATTCTCGGAATCGGAGGTGAGCATAGCCTTTTCGTTGCGTAATCTGTTGGCTAATTGGATTTCCATGATGCGTTTTTCCCGTTCCGCTTTGCGTTTGCGGATGTCGGCGTTGTATTCGTCGGCGCTGTCGATTTCGGCTTGGATAGCCCCGGAAGTTGATTCTGGAAAAGCCTTGATTTTATCTTGCACATATGCCCTTTCTGTTATTGCTCCGGCGATACCTTCAACGCATTGTTCACGTTCTTTTTGTAATGACCGTATTGTATCGTCTATCTCGATAACTCTTTTTTCTTGTGCTTGTTGATAAAGTTCGATTTCTGCGAGCCTATTAATCAAGGAATTGCATTTGTCATCTTCCGTTTCTGCTGCCCGAAGCCTCGCTGTAAGTTCCGATACCGACTTCTCCTTATCCTCGATTTCCGGTATTTGCTCATCGGCAGGCGCACCCGTGAGTTTGCCTTCGACATCCCTGATACTCCGATTGACTGCCGTGCGCTCATCGTAGACCGCCTTGTATTCTCTATCCAGTGCGGTAATCTGCTCTCGTTTGCCGGTGAGCTTAAGAAGCAGTTCGCAGCGGTCGCTGGACTTCATGTCGATGAACGCCTGCGGGTCGAACGATGTCTCGGTGTAGAAGGTATCGAGCAGTGATTGCGGACTTGATACCTTCGCGCCGTCCTTGCCCCGGACTTCGAGATACGAGCCTTTCGGCGTGAACTTGACTTCCACTTTCAAAGCGTCGAGGTCGAGAGAGATTTCCCCGTCCTTTGTGCCGTTACGCAATGCATGAACCGGCAATGCCTTTTTGCCCCCGATACCCGTCCAGATAGAGCCGACAGCGGAACTTTTGCCGGAACCATTCTTGCCTTCGATTCGGATGACGTCGCTATCGGGCGTGATTTCAACGGCTTTTATACCGAGATAGTTCCTCACAAATAGTTTGATGACTTTAAGACTTTCCATGCTTCACCCCTTTCAAGATTTTCTCATCGCATCCACGATGATTATGATTGACGCTATGGTTAAGAGCCAGAAGAAGAAATCAGCGTAGCTCATATCAATATCCCGTGAGTGGAACAAAATGCTTTAATTTCTTTGGCGTATCTTCGATAACGGTATTTGAAAATGTTCCGCCAGATATATCATAAATTCTGTATTTTACCATTCCTTCTGTTCGAGAGGAGTTCCTTTGAACGATTTTAATCTTGCCCTCTCTTTCTTTGAAAGTTTTTCCTTTTCTCCGATAAACAACCCCAGCTCTAAATCTCATAGCCGTATCTCCTTCCCGTTATATCGAAGTGTCTTTATCCGTTTGAAATGCGCCCCATGGCTATTCCGTTTAAAGTTCTTGCAAATTTCACCGATGATCCGTTTCGCCTCTGCCATCACCAGACGTTTCTCGTCGGCATCGTTTTGAAACAGGTCGCCCTGGGGATCAACCTCGATTGAAACCGTGAAATTGAACCGGAAACGTTCGGCTGCGTCGAAGGCATAGACGAAGATTTGCTTCAAAGTTTCCTCCTAATGTGGCGTTGAAATACAAATGACTCTTTTTTCTTTGAATGGCTCTTTTCGCTGAGTTGCAATAGCCACAGGATCATCAAGATTCGTGGGGATTCTATCTGCTTCATCCTCAAAATCAGGCGGTGAAAGGAATAGAGAACGAATCCGATAGATACCATTGCTTTTCATCATCCAAATATCCCTGCCCTTTCGCTTTTGTTGGTGAGCGTGATCCAGTCGTTGATGTACTTCCACTGCGCCTTTCGCTTTGCCGTAATGTCGGCGTTGAACTCGGCATCCTTGCGTAATTGAAACCAACCGTCGATGAACTCTTTGACAATATGCTGTTTGGTCGCCTTTCGCTCCATTGCGGCGATTACCTTATCAAAGAGCGCTTCCATGTCGATTTCGAGCAACGGCGTAAGTCTCTGAGTGATGTGTTTTAGTCGTGGGGGCATTTTGCCTTCTTCCTGCTGTGCTTTTTCTTTTCCGCGCGCATATCCCTGAAAGCCTCGACATCCTCTTGGCGATAGTAGACATGAATGCCGCGTTTCTCATAAGGCAACTTTGTCTGACGGGTAGTACACCGCAGATGAGCGAGATATGTAGGTTTGACGCCAAGAATTTCGGCAGCTTGCTTATCTGTGAGGTCATTCGCCATTGATATTACCTTCTTCGGTTTCGCCTGTTATTGGATGCACATGCTCATTGGGTTTGAAAATCACTTCACCGGAATCAATAACCGGAGTGCTCGCAGGTATCAGATTCACGGTGTAGGAATGCTTTTCGGCATCGAGGAACACCAAGACAAGTTCGCCTTGCTGATTGAGATAGGCGTCCCGAAGCTTGAGACCCGGAACCGACTTTGATACGTTCTTTTCGCGGACGACATCGCCCATGTTGACTGCTACTTTTTTAGTTTCCATTTGAAACTCCTTTTGAAATTGGTTCCTCTGATTTTATCGGCAGGCGGGCAGGGATTTGCACCCATTTAAGCATATCGGAGCCTGTCAAGTCTGATGGGAACTGTACTCCGCACTACCATCAAATAGCGTCTACCTATTCCGCCACCGCCTGCCTTGTTATAATCACGACATTTGTAATGCCCCTGTCAACTACAAGATATTGTGGTCGGCGCTCCTGTCACCACCACCGATGTGTTTATATTTGAAATGTGATAAAGTGATACTGGTTTTCATTTGCGCCTTACCAGTTTTTTGTCGGCTTTAACTGTAAAAAACGCTAAAGGCATTCTACACCGTGGGCACCAAACATCACATTTAAAAGATTGCATTTGTATATCTGCTATTAAATAGCCACACTTTGGACATTCCCACAACGGTTCGTTCATTTGCGCCTCCATTTGAAAAGGGTTCATAAAATACCGGCTTTTTTAAGTTCATTTTCAAACATGCCGCATCCGATTGCATGAGGAATCTCGGTATCTTTATTGAAAGCCTCGCTTTCCCGATTTTCATCTTTTAGATATGGCAAAATATCCACAAATATACTCGCAGCGTGTTTCACTGCTATGTTATAACCAAATGTACCAACATTTGTATTGATGGTCATTTTCTTTTTGATGATTTCCCATGCAGTCATTTGAAACACTCCTATTTGAAATCGTCCATTGTCAGTTCAATTTCCCATCGCGGATTATCCGAGTACCATTTCTCGACCGTCAGCTTGACAACCTGTGAATCATCATGGTAAAAGATGCTGTTCATAATATCTTCGACGTTCTTTGCCATGTTTGAAACATCGGGTTTACCTATCGGGCGTGTATATCCCGACAATGCCGCTTCTTTGAAACGCTTGGTCTTGCTCTTTGGTATCGGCAAGTAACAGACGATGTTAAGCTCAATAGCCCCGTCAAGCGGTCTCTCTGGGCGATGCTGGGCAATTAAGGCGGCGACCTTACCTTCGTACTTGGACTGCTCAGGATGTTTGTAAGAGCGCCCATGCCCGCCGAATGAGCCGATCCGATCCCGCTTCTGCGCCTTTGGTTCGATAGGAATAACGAATTTAAGTGTCATTATTACCTCATTTGAAAGGGTTATTTGAAAAGTAGCCGTAAACGTTTCACTTCATTCTGCTACTTTCAATTCAAACCTGATCCGATTAAGCCAAGCAATAATATCATCATGAAGTTGTTCATTTTCCCTAACTATCCTTTTAGCATAAGTTTCCATTGCTAAACGGGACGCCATGCCGTAAACATCGTCTTTTAATGGCGATAAAACAAAATACTTCATTTCAAGACCGTTCATTATTCCCCCTTTTTATCTTCTAAAAAGTTCTGTATACGGTTATGTTCAATCCACCCCTCTTTTGATAAACCGGATAAATTGGCAGCTATAAGGCTAATTGCACAACCTTTGTATGAATGATCCCACCATTCACACTTCTCTTTGAAACATGCAAGTGAATGTAATTCCACATTTGAATCCTGATTAATTGAAAACATCATCGGACAAATCATTATTTTCCCCTTTCTGATAATAATTATATAGAATATTCATGCGGATCATCCCAACCCAAATAGTCAAATGCTTCTTCTAAAATTGATAAGCCGCCCGTGCTTAAAATTCTTTTATTACTTCGATCAAGATGATCATAAGCACCAAATTGATAACACATATCGGTAAGAAGATTTTTTAAATATTGAGTATCGGCAATCAACTTACCGTGTTCTTCAATTTCTTTGGCATCTTTGCCGAAAATCTTTGCAACTACTATACGACAATTACCATTATCAATACCGGTAACTTCGGCAAGTTCGGGATTCCATTTCCAATCTGTTTTCATGCTTTCTTCCTTTCGATCTGTAGCGTTGTCTTGATTCCCTTGCCAGCCAGCTTCTTTTGAATCCTGTCGGCGTCGTTAAACGTCCGGCATACCAGCCGCTTGCCGGTGTTTGATACCAGCCTGTATCGGTTCATAATCCCCTCACTTTCTTTATGAGCTCAAAGGCTTCTTTTTGCATGTTATATAATTTATCGTAGTCACCAATTCCCTCAAAATCCCATTGTGCCACTTTCTCAATGAAAGCCAACATGTCAGAGACTTTTCTTTTCTGCCTTACAACTTCTTTTTTTGCTTCATGCCCTGAGTAAAAAAGTTCCTCTATGTGAGCAAAACACCTGTCAGGATCGTTATAGAACTCGCTGCCTTGCGGCGTTAGTCTCTCCAGCCGCCTTATTATTTCGTCTCGTGTCGGATTGAGAAGCGTCATTATCCCCTCACTTTCTTTATGAGCGCAAAGGCTTCCCGTTGAGCCTGTTCTATCGGTTCAACGTTAAAGCCGGTTACATTTGAACGATAGACCTTGTAGTCCCATTCCGCCACTTTTTCGATGAAAGCGAGCATTTCGGCGGCGTGGGTTTCCTCGTCGATGATTTTTGTTACAAATTCAGGAAAACCATGAGCAATACCCCAATCTCTGTGGTTTGAAATAATTATCGCTGCCCTTATCGCTCCGTCTGTGTGTTTCATATTTCACCTCTTGCTTTCTGAATAGCTTTTCTTGTTTTGGCGATAAGAGCAAGAATGTCTTCCGGTCTGCCCGGGATTTGCCCGATTTGCCACAATGCAAACGCCCTGTCGCAATCTTCAAGTGCTTCGAGCATATCATCATGGCTGTTGCACGCCCGGACGATAAACTCGGCGTTGCCTTTATTTGACTCGTCAAGCGGTATAATTGCAACTTGCCCGTTTTCTGCGCCGATAGACAAAGCATCAAATTTAGCATGTCCGATTGATTCAAGTATCGCCATTTCTTTAGGATTCCCGACAGCCTGATATTTATTTTCCCGCGGATTTAAAAACCACGGTGTCGGTGTGTGCTGTGTCATGTCAAGCCCCCTGGCGTTCCCGCCCGATAGTGAAAGTTACTTGATTGAAACCTGGATTAATAGCTCTGGCGAATTGTCTCCGTAATGGTAAAACTCAACTCCCGACAACAGGCTTTCGGCTTCCGAGCTTATACCGTTCACGGCATCTTTACAGACTTGGCAATAAAAGCCTTCAGGTTCGCATATACAGGCTTTCGGTCTTTGAATGGTAATATATACCTCACACCAGCCATAAGCCGTACCACGCCCGCCCTTGACGCTGACATTGCCCTTTCCATAATGCTTTGACAATATCTCTTTTACCTGTTTGTTTCGTGCGTTGACGTCCATTTGATACCTCTCCTTTGAAACGTTTACCTGTCAAATCCGTTAAATATCAGTGCTTCAATTACCGCTTGCCCGTCAAGCTCCAGTGCCGTGTCGATCTGCTCCCGCGCCGCTTGAATCTCGATAAGCTCCTCGTCCTCAGCCGTGTAGTAGTCTTCCATTTGAAACGCTCCTTGTTAATTGTGAATAAACGTTACCATCTTTTGCCGCAACCGCGCCTTGACTTGCTCGATCTGTTTGATACTTGCCTGTATACGGAGTATCGTTTCCATGAGTCACCTCACTGCTGTAATTTCGTCTACGAACCGATGTGCTTCATTAGCTGTCGGACATACGATCCCGCCGATAAATCCCTCGACTAAGTCTCTTACTTCAGCAACATACACACCGCTCTCAACCTGTTCGAGCGACACGTCGTACCCGTTCTCAATCCATTTAAAGTTGTTGACTGTTTTCATTGCCTTGCCCTTTGTTTGTGGTTTACTCTGTTGTCTACCATTTAATATACCCCTTTTTATTCCCCCGTCAATACACAATTTTGCGTTATTACACTATAGTTGACGTAGCATGGTAATATTATCACAATGGAATAAACGCTCAAAACAAGGAAATGGCGCAATCATAATTACGCTATATAGCAAATGAGCTATTCCGGGATAATAGGAGTATTGGGGAGTATTTGCTCGAATCCATCGTCAGGATCCCAGCGATAACACTTTATTCCATATCGGGCAAGACCCTCCATTACATGGCGCTGTGTGCCCTTTAAACGATAGCCACGCTTGCGCTTTACTTCCACGCAGACAATATCATCTCCTTTAAAACAAAAAAAGTCAGGCCAACCACGCTTAGTTACAGACCATCCATTTTTCTTTAACACCTTCCACGCTGCAAGCTCTGCCACGTTTAAGGGCGCGCGCTCAACTTTCGATTTTCTTGGCATAATTACCTCCGTTAGTTAGGGTTATTCCTAATATATGCAACAAACATTGCAACAACAACAATATTTTGGGGGGAACCATTAAAGGAGGGGGGGGAATGAGTATATCGATAGAAGTTTATGTAATAAGTGCAGTCATATGTATTACAAAGGCCAGTCTGTCCCATATCAGTACTGCCATACCACTATATACCCAAATACACCGCGACACTTGCCCTAGGATCCACGATTTCACCTATACCTATACCAGACTACCCTAACCAGGAGATAATTGATTTAAGAGCCGTTTGTGACGTTTTTCTACTTATGGTTATAGTGACTACCGCAGTGGTGTATACTATATTACTATTTTGCTTGTGTGTGGGTAACGAATTACCCACTACCGTTGATATGTAAAAAGATTGTCCTCTATTTTTTAGACGTCTAAATACTACTACTCAAGAAATAGAGTGTTAGATTCTAACAGTCAATTCTTTACACTAAAATGCGGTCGAGTAGAGGGAAAGTGCAAGCAGTTACACCTTACATCGTTTACCATCGGTTAGTTCGCATAACTATTATTATGTAAACAAGAAATATTTTCCTATCTATCCTCTCCCCTACTCTCCCCTATTATTAGTTAAAAGTCATATTCAAATAAAGTAATGCGCCCCGATGGTCCTTCCCAACCCATAGCGTCCCACAATTCGGGCATTTACAGCCATTGCGAAGTTTTGCCTCGGCGGATATTTCATAAAAAAACGGGTGTCCCATTATTGAGGGAACACCCTTTGGCGGTGGTAGGGCTGTGCGGATTGACCTTAGTGGTGGTATTTCCGTGATCTTTGTCCTACGGTCGTAGCTAGGTGAGCTATCATAGCCAGGCATGAGATGAGGAAGGCTATGGGGATGGTAACAATGGTTATTAAGTAGAGCATTCCCGCCTCTGTTCCCATGCGATAGCAGGATCGTTGTATTTTTGTATGACCGAGCGCAGATAGTCAATAAACATCCCGATGTTATTAGCTGTTTCGCGCTCTGTGCGCCCGACAAGGCGATTGGCTAGCGGGAGCGGGACTTCGTAGTCGATGGAGAATTGTTCGATAGCGAGTCGGTGCATGTTTACCTCACAAACTGAAGGGGCGGCGCTCCTGGTAGCCCGAAGAGTCAAAAGAGACCTATCGACAGAAACGCCGCCTAGGGAATATTTTTCTTATCTGCCCGCTACTTTACGCGGATATGCTGTCCGGCGTTTTTCGATAGCTGTGAGGATGCGGTTTTCGGATTCTTGCCGCTGTGCATAGAGGTCATCTATGCGGACATGAATGCCGGTGATTTGGGCTGCGAGATCGGCATGGACACGGATACAATCTTCTTTTTCGACTTTACTATTAACTTTCTCTGATAAAAGTGAGCCATTGCCATTCTGACGGAAGACATCAGCTTTAAGGGCTGTGATCTGCTGTTTTATTTCACCTTTGGTCTTGCCGTCATTCCAGATGATTACAGCTATGGTGATGACAGTACCGGTGGCGGTAATGATTCCAAATATCAGAGAAGGTTCCATAATCAGTATCCTTTATACGAGGAGAAGTCCGATGGCGATTATGATCCGCGCCGCATGGAGACAATATACGATGTTACCGCGCAAAATCAAGTCCCATGCATCGAATGCGACGATGTATTCATAGGGAAGTCCGAGATCGAACATTACGGGTTTGGCGACACGGGCGACGGCATGACCGACTTCGGTAAGTTCCCAAAGAAAAACAAATCCGGCAAGAATGGTATTCCAGTTGTATGGTAGAAAGATAAGGGCGATGCCGAGACCGAATACTGATAGGTCGCGGGCTAGAGCGACGATGTGATAGTAATTGTGCCATTTATGTCCGCGAACGCCGCCCTGAAATTGAGTATTGTGCATGGGTTCAGAAAAGCGAATCATTATCATGCCTTCGTGGATGCCGCGCAAGAAGCCGGTGATTGTCATAATCAGGACTATCATTTCTTTTTCTCCATGTTTGGTACTTTTTCTGGCACTGGCGCAAGCAATGCAGTCAGTTCGGCAATAACGGTATTGGTCGCCACGATGGAGAGTTCGAGTTGACGGCGCTGTTCCTGCCAGCGGGTGAGGGCGGCCTCGATAACCGCCCTCTCAATGGTATTTTCAGCCATTATTTACCGCCAGTCTTCAGCGCAGTGGTAACATCGACCGCGGACTGACCGAGAATGTAGGCTACGATTACCGTGATAATATCCTTAATGGTAGCCGGATCGAGTGGATTGGAAAGTTGATTGTTGATGGCGAGTAGAACTGCCGTGAGAACCGCCACGAGTAATTTGCGGCTGGTGAAAGTTTTGAGTTTGTCAAACATTGTGCCGCCTCCTTGAATGAATGTTTATCCGCGCCATCGGATAGTTTCAGGGCGCAAATCAAGATGAATAAATCCCATATCTTCATAAAGACCAATACCGCCGAAATCCAATGTAAGTGCTAACCGATACATGATTTTGAGTTTATTTGCGTCTCTATCTTCCGGGCGCACATCGGTAGCGAAAAGAAGATGCCAACTATGAGCAGCGCCGCCGACTTCGACGTTATGTTTGGAGCATCTATGCCCTGAATTTACATGGATGGGGGAATCGAGTTCGTTGCGCAGAACTTGCAGCCGCGCCATATGGGCGAAAACACCCGGTACAATCTTTATGGTATCACAACAGGGGCATACGATTTCAGACCAGAGAAAATTTTCGGTAATATGGTCAGAGTGCATGTTGATTTGTAATTCATTAGCCTTTTTTATGAGATCATTCATAATCAACCGCCTTTTTTCATTTTATTCTTGACAATATATTTTTCTCTTATATATTACTTTCAAAATCCATGTAGTTTCCCCAACCCCCCAGTGCCCGCAGCGAAGCGAACACGACCGGATGCCAGCGCAAAGTAGGAGGGTTTACCCGACCGAAACACGCTGGCATTTTTATTTTCTGTTTTTTGTGAGTTTTATCTTTCATGGTGCAGTCTTTGCTGTTATAATACCGCCAGATACAGTAATAGTATTACCATCGGCGTCAAGAAATGTCGTGTCAATACCTACCCCGGTTGTACCATCAATAAATCCGCCAAACGCCCTTACATAACCAGCCGTGGAAACAACATTATTTGTCGATGAAAGTGAATTTACTCCAACATCAGTAAGACTTGCATCACCGTCCGAATTTATCCAACCAGCGGTAATCCACCCGCCATTATCCTTCATAAAAGTGATTACCTGCTTGGAATCAGTATCCGACCAAAGTTGTATCGAACCGTCTTTTATGTAGGCGAGTTCTTTTCCAGTTTGATCACCCACAATAATATATCCGTAGGTTCCGGCATTGATTTCCACCACTTTAGTTCCCGCACCCGCACCGATATAGAATTTAAAGGTATTGTCTGCTGAATCTATTATCGCTCTTTGTCCGCTCGCCGCCGTCTGCACAACACGTCCAGTTAGAGTTCCCGTCTGAATGTTGTCAGCCGTCAGGAGTCCTGTTATGATTTTCCCGCCATCGATGATGGTGGTATCGCAATCCGTGGCTGCTATAGTATCCTTTGTTGCCAAATCCCCGGCATCTGATAGATTGGAAATTCCACTACTCGTAGCCGCTATTTCCAATATTCCCTTAATACGAAATGTACCCGCGCTTTGATCCCATAATGCCCCTACGCCGCCATCATAATTCCCAATATAGACATCTCCGATGTCCGTTCCCGCTATTTTGCACTCAAAAACTTTATATGAGGCATGGCGTACAAGTATACCCGTTTCTGTATCAGGTAACAGGAATGCCCCAATTATACCGGCGGCAGTCTGATATGGAATGGCAGATAAAGTACCTGTAGTAATCTTTGTTGCCGAAAGATTGCTGACATTTTCATCTGTGACTGCAAGAAGACCGATTTTCGCATGTACAATCGCAGCATCCATGATAAACGCACTACCAATGACCATATTCGCGCTGGCATTCCATACCTTCTGTATAACACCAGACTCGTTGACAACGATTACAAACCGGTCAGTGGCGGCTGTATAGGTGGCTGTGGTACCATATGTCGTGATATAGGGATCGGCGACAGTCCCAGACCCAGCCGTATGTCCAACATCCCAATAAACGTACCGAAGCGCCGTGGAGCTTCCCGTCACCCGATAATAAGCCCCCCCGTAGACGAGATAATGCGTGTTCCATGTGATCTGCCCGGCCACCGGAGTGTTATTCGACCAAACATCTGCGGTGAGGATGATGGTATTCGTAAATAGCTTGGTCGCATCAATGGCAAAATCTTCAATATCAGTCGCTTCAACTCCGGTAGTGGTTGCATTTACACCATTGGTTTCAGGATAAAAAAGCGATGTTTTGCCACTGGTATTCCGGGCACGCAACCAGTAATAACGAGTCTGACCAGTAGAACCGATATTATCAGTAAAAGTAGTAGTTTTTGTTTCGGCGATTTTGACGGCAAGCGCGAGATTATCCGTTGCCAACGCCCAGACTTCCATTACATCGAAGTCTTTGTCAGTCTGGACATCCCAAGAAAGATAAATCTTGGCGATACCGCCGGTTGCGGTCAGGCTAGAAGGCTGTGAAGGCGTCGTTTCCTTGCCCTTGATGACAATCGAATTGCGGGGACTGTCATCCGGCGATTGCAGAAGACCTTGTGAACTGACCGCCTGCACCACAACTTCGTATTCATGCCCTGGTGACAGGTCAGCCCCGGTAATGATGACTGTATTGTTCCGTGTTCTCATCTATCGCTTCCATTTAGCCTGAACGATACGCGCCCAATGAGCGTAAGCTGTCGTAGGAATATTCCCCACGTTATGAGTAGTGCGAGATAACCAACCATGATAATTCCCTTCGGCGGTCTTATACATCACGACATCGCCGATGGTATAAGCATATGTGGAAATCCATTCACCCATCCAGCGCAAGCGGTCATCGATAGGTATCCAGTCAGGATTATTAATTGCTGTGATGCCACCGCTGGGAGTCATACTGCCGCCGATACTGATAACCCATGTAGCAACAGGCGTTAAACTTCCTACAGGCGTCATACTACCGCCCAAAGACAGAAATTGCTTCGTGCTTAATCCGCC